TGCCGCCTCTTTCGAGGCGACATAAAATTACTTGCCAAGACGTTCAGCAATAAGCTTGGCAACAGCAGTTGATTCAGCTTCGTCTACAAAACAAAGCACTCTTGTCAGAGCACTCGCATATGTTCACGACACTTTGTGAAACGCCCTCTCACGAGGGCGCGTCATCATCAGAAGATAAAGTCATCAAGAGGCGTAGGTAGTGGTGGTAACGGCGGATGCGTGACCGTCTTTCCTACAACTAACTTGATCCCTGCTTCGTAGAGACGAACGTAACCTCCATACCGGAAAATCCGAAGATCCTTTACGAAATGTACCTCGGTATAAGGTGCAAATTCGTCCGAATCCTCAGAGAATTCGATATCTACTGTGTCGCTCATGGTGTTCCCCTTTGTAATGACGCAGACACAATGTCTACGTTTCACAAAGAGCCGTGAACATGTACGAGTACTCTTNNAGAGCACTCGTACATGCCGCCTCTTTCGAGGCGACACGCAAGACTTAGTCTTCGAACTTGATGTTGAAGCCCATATCGGCAAAAGTCTGTTCGACTTCGCGAGAGACACGCGCGATCATCGCCGCCCTCCGCTGCTCACGAGTAACCTCGCGAGCAATATTGAGACGCTCACGCTTCTCCATAACAGCATCGAACGCGTCGACTGTGTCATCCACAGTGCTTGCCACAGTAGCGTAGACACGTTCATACCAAGGGGTGTTGCTCTCAACCTTGGGCTCGACCGCAGCATTGTTCATCTTGATGGTGATCGTGTTCATGATGTTTCCTTTCGTGGTTGGTGGTACAACAAAAGAGACTCCTTATTCGGAAATCGGAAACCGAATCCGAAGCCACCCCGTCTCTCGGGGAGAGAGGGGATGGGTAACCCACCAACCACGTAGAACTAAAATTTTTAGAAATTTGCACCAACCACGTAGAACTTATTTTTATAAAAATTTGTACCAACCACGTAGAGCTAAAATTTTGAAAATTTTTAGAATTTCAAAATTTGCACATCGACTTCATCTCTCTTATACTCTCTCAGACTACGGGAGAAGAAACCATGAACATGACACTTATGGAGCAAGAACTCGAGCGTGACGAAGGGTTGAGGCTCAGTGCGTATAAAGACCCTGCGGGAAAACTCACTATCGGTGTGGGAAGAAACCTGGATGACAATCCACTCAGCCCCGCAGAAGAACTCGTAATTGGCCACGACGGTCGTACGCAACCAATCACGAGAGAACAAGCGCTGTATTTGCTTGGAAACGATATCAAGGCAACAACCCTGTGTCTGGACCGGTTCCTTCCGTGGTGGCAAAACAAGGATGAGGTTAGAAAACGCGTGTTGATCAATATGTGTTTCAACATGGGAATCCAACGACTTTTGAAATTCGAAGAAACGCTGCACTGGGTGCGACTGGGTCATTACAACGCGGCGGCGTCACGTATGGCAGAATCAAAGTGGGCGACCCAGGTTGGTCAACGAGCCGTCCGTCTTGAAAACATGATGAGAACAGGAGAGGTGTAGTGGAAGTAGCAATGTGGCTTGCTTCGGCAATAACGGTGAGCGGATTAAAAGAGGTGATAAGAAATTGGTAGCACAAAAAAAAGTTCCACGAGAAAAATCGATTATTTTGACCTCCATGCAGGCGGATTTTGTCGACGCAACTCTCGCGGGAAAAAGTCCTTACGAAGCTTCTAAAGCAGCGGGCTACGCTGACCCATTTACAAATCAGAACCAACCTTTCAAGTCGCAAGCTGTGCAGCTCGCACTGCGTACAGCGCGAGATGAGTTGTCCAGTGCGGCACAAATCACGCGCGCCGATATCATTGACGGTTTCATGGAAGCAATCAATGTAGCTCGATTGGCTGCCGACCCAACGGCAATGATCAAAGGTTGGTCGGAAACAGCCAAGGTGCTAGGTCTGTACGCACCAGAAGTCAAACGAATCGAAATGAACATGAACGCCCAGCGTTTGCAAAGCAAGTTCGAATCCATGACTGACGAGGATTTGATTGAAATCATCCAAGGTCGAGCAAAGCTAGCTATTGAGGGAGAAGCTGAGCGTGTCGAAATATCAGAGTAAGGTCTGCAACCGCGAGGTAGAGGTGCTTTTTACAGCGTACCGACCAATCGACGGGTGGAAAGAGGTGATTGTTTACAACTTCATCGATTTGCCGCACGTGCAGCTCGTCATGGACAAAGAACAATTCAAAGAGCGATATGAGCAAATCCCGGACACAGTCTGACTTCGAGTCCTGTTCGACTTGTGGTATTGAACGCGTTGCCAGCACGCTGAACGAGCACCACCAGTGCCCGTTTTGTGTGGAAGAGGGTATTCCCCTGCCGGAACCGGAGTCGAAATACCCAAAGATAACTGTTATTCCTTCGAAGAATACCGGCCCAAGAGAGATTAAGGAGGCACCTGTCTCCAAAGCGCTGGCTGAAGCGTTTGCGCTACCATATGCACCACCCTCCTTCGATAGCAACGCTGCAGAAGCTGATCCAACAAAAGAACTTGCTATGCGCGCACTGTGCCGCAGGCACTTGTTACCGTTTGTTCAGCGCTTCCGTCCGAAATACATCGCAGGTTGGGTCCATGAGGATATTTGCCGCAGGCTCGAGCGCTTCGTCAAAGCTGTTGAACGTGGAGAAAGTCCGAGGCTCCTCCTGTTGCTCCCTCCGAGAAGTGGGAAATCCGAGCTTGGATCGCGCAACTTCCCACCGTGGGTGCTCGGAAGTCACCCAGATTGGGAAATCATCGCCGCAAGTCATACGCAGTCTCTCACTCTCTCATTTTCACGCTACGTGCGAGACCTCGTACGAGACCCCGCATATCAGGCGATCTTCCCAGCTTTGAAGCTCGACCCGAACAGCCAGTCAATTGAGAACTGGAACACGCTTTCGGGCGGCGGGTACATGGCTGCTGGGGTAGGAACAGGGATCTCAGGCCGCGGGTGTTTTTCCTGCAATACTCTATTACGTACTCTCACCCGCTCTGATATAATACCCATCGTCAATGTCAAAGTTGGAGAGATGGTATATGGGTACGATCACAGGACG